CCGGCTTGTGTCGCATGTCGGTTAGGTAGCCCGTAAAGCTCGCCGACGAGTGATCAAATGTAATAAACGACGCCGTGCAATCAAACGTGCTACGGAACTTGATACCGTCTGTTGCTAGAGTCGAAGTGCATCGCAGAATCGTGGTCGCAATAGCCCCTTCGCCAATAATGTGCAAGCCGAGAGAGCCATCAAAATTAAGTGCGGTGTAGTTGTAGATGCCCGCTGGAAAATAGATCGTACCCTGACCGGATGTCAGTGAGTCATAGGCAGCTTGGATCGCGGCGGTGTCATCAGCCACTCCATCGCCTACAGCGCCAAACGCCGCACTCTTTACGTTTACCCCGAAAGCGCCTGCTACCAGGCTGTCCAGAGTAGACGCTACAGTACTGGCGCCGTAACCAACAAGAGTTGCGCCAGTCGACGCAGCTAGAGACATTCGCAGCGACGCATCGCCAACATCAACCAACAAGTTCTGATCAGCCGCCCAAGTCCCCGTAAGCATCACAGGGAATACAGCCGGCGCCTTAACCTTGTAAACAGAACCAGCCCGATCAATCAACTGAGTAGGCCGCAACACAGTCAGCGGCGAACCATCGACATACACCAGATGAGTCGCCTCAAACCCCATAGCCTCAAGGAAGTCGGCAACCATCTTCTCCATGCCTGCCCAAGTCTCACGACGGCGCTTAAACCGGTCATAGAAACTAGGCGACAACGAGTTCATGCCCTCGTCAAAATTCGAGGCGTTATCCGAAAGGTCTTTGGCTGAAGTAGAGCCTAATGGGTTTAGCGTGTTGTACGTATTGGTCATTTTGGCTCTCTGGTTTTAAAGCTTTGTCGGTATTTTAACACTTGCGCGCCACTACCAGGCAGCTACGGCTACTCGTACCCAGCTATGCGTGACTCCATCACCCGTGTATTCATAGCGGAATGTTGAGGTGACAGCGAAGTAACCGGGAGCGCCTGACGATGTCGAGGTTGCTGGTGCGGCCACTTTCAGGGGTTTGGCAACCCATCCCGTTCCGGAACCTTGATAGGTCCAGCCCAAGGTGCCAGCACCAGGGTTGACTATTTCATCGCCGAACGCATACACAGGGCCGACCGCAGGTTGCGCGCCAATGGCAGGTGCCGCCGTAGCAAAGAATATGCGTCGCCCGCCCTGCGTCTGGCTTGGATACGTAGTAGAAATCTGCGGCTTATATAGGTTGCTTATGCGCGTATACGGCGCATTCGAAAACGTCAGCGAGTTAACGGCTGTGGCGGAGCCAGTCACGTCGTCGAACACGCCGTCAAGCTCCAGGCCAGCTGTACCACGGATGAATACGCTGTATTTCCCAGCTGTATTCCCCATGTTCGGCTTGTACGTTTTGATATTGGTCCATTTTCCATCGCGTATCGATGGTGTCGCGCTTCCATCCAGGTACATGCCGTCTGTACCAGAGCACTCAGTTATGACATTATCCAGCACTGAGCGATCAAACCCTACGTGGGTCGCCCCGGCATAGCGCTCGTCATCTGCAACCAGCTCCGCAAGATACCCGACCGCACTGCCACCCGTAATAGGCTGAAGGATTGTCGCGAACCATAAGCCCCTACCTGCAGCCCCAGTGCCATGAAAATTTGTAATATTTACATCGATCCCGCTCTCGACTACAGAAAGACAGTTCCCCGCTGGGTTTTCGACGCTGGCATCTGGAATGCTAATATTGATACCGCCGCCGAGGGTGATGCCGTCTCGGACTAGCCCTGGGAGGACGCTCGTCGTTTTACCTGCGCCTCGACTGATAAGCCCTGGAACAAGGACGTTTTTGCAGCCGTAGTCGCCCTCTGATGCGGACTTGAACGGCAGCACGCGCAGAGTTGAAAGTCCGTTGTCCTCACCAACCAAGCCATAAATAGAAATGTCATGTCCGCCAATTACTACAGCAGCCGAGCCTACTGCCCCGTTTGCCTGAGGCCCGCCGTATACACCATACGCCTGAAAGCCTGACACCGGTCCCCATCCGCTGTTTCGGCCGTGTGACACAAATGCAAGAACGTCATCCTCGTTGTTCTCCCCGCGCAGATCGACAATTACTCCGCCTGTACATCCCCGCTGTATATGGTACCCGTCAGACTTGGTATTCAGCGTTCGAATAACGCTGGCGCTCATATTCTTGCAGCCATTGCGGAAGTGGAAACCGGCGCCATTCGCACCGTCTACGGTAACGTTTCTGAGCGTGTAATCCTCGCAGCCGTTGCCCGACACCGTGCCGTAGACGTTGTAACGACCAAGAACCGGGTTGACCTCTTTGAATATGAGGTTGGCAATTTCAACATTTCGCCCCTGCATTTCGAAACGAGTGCCGTCCGCCAGCTGGTTTGAGAAGATCTCAATTACCGCCCCGAGCGACCCATTAAGAAAAGTATCATCCCCGACGATCAGCGCAACAAGCCCCAGGGTTGTCAGCTGTGCATGGTCAATTCGGTAGGTCGCCGCAGGTATTACGATCTCGCCGCCGCGCGCCAACGCCTCAGCAAAAGCTCGCGTGCAGGACTCGGCATCACCGGGAATAGCTCCGCCGTCGTCGATAATGTTCCATGTGCGACCGAAGCGAGTCTTGAGACTTGCAGAATGAGTAGCCCCAACAACCTGCACTTGAAGGTTGTTTGCGCCTCCCGGTTCGACCAAGGTGATTAGCGTTGCTGCATCAGCCTCGATACCCTTTAGCGTTCTGCGCTCGACGCCCTTTCTATCAGAGTAAGTGTTCTCGGTGCCGTTTACGAAGCCATCAAGAACCTTAGCGTTATCATCCAAATCCCTAGGATCGATAGAAGGAACCGGATTACCAGTATTGTAAAAACTCATGGCTGCGGCCACTCCTGATTGATAGCTTGGTCTGTTTGCAGAATGTATATCTGCCAAGGATTTAGGGGCCACTTGTCGTTCATGGCGATATCGAATATTGCTTGCTGTGCAACGAAGTCAGGGATGACGCCCCAATCGACAGGAAGTATTGGGCGCTCGCGGAGTTCTAGCTCAGCAGAGAATGACCACAGCAGCGGTCCTAGTCGGTTCGGGCCTGAGTAAATATCAGTGAATCGCGCGGTGTAATCCTGATATCCCAGTGGAGTCTCAAGTGGGCACTCAAACCATTGAGAGCCGTCGATTAGCTGGACTTTCCACCAGATCTCGAACGCTTGGGCTTGCGCTGAATTGAAGATCCAGCTAATACTAGCCATCGTCGGAACGCTGGTGAAGTTCCGGCGCTGACGAGCACGCCCGCTAGCGAGATCTGATCGCTTTAGCGGGCTAACTGTCTGGTAGGTTCTGCCGTTATGAAGTCCACGCGGCAATGACTCTGGGTAATTTATCATGGCGCCGAATTATCATCGTCTGCATATACCGATTCATTATACGCCATCGCTTCCACGCTAGCGGAGTCGGTGCCATTTGGAGATATCGAGGTAATCAGAACCTTGTATCCGATTCCGAATAAAAGGTGCGGAGGTTCGCGATCCAGAGAAGTATCAGGCGGAAAGTCTAGGCCGGAGATAGACAGGTGGAAATCATCAACCCGAGTTGCGATGTACGGACCAGAACTAGTGCCATCTTCACGGCGAACGTACAGATAGTGCGGACCTGGATCTGACCAGTCGAAAGCCTCGGATGATTCGACAATGCCTGCGTCATACGAAATCATGTAAGCAGACTGCGCATAGCCAGGAACATCGTCAGCAACTTGCACATAGCTAAGGTATCGGCTGTTTAGCGCATCCAGCTCGGTTGCCCAGTTGTATTCCCAGCGGCGATACTTCAAAGCACGACGTTGACGCATACCAATACGCCACGCTTTCGTGCGGTTAGTGCAGCCTTCTGCTTTGATCTTTTGTACCCGCTTGCCTGTATCGCCTGGCAGTCTGCATTCAACCGTCTCAACCTGCCACGACACACCGTCAACATACTCAACGTCAACGCCGTCATAGTCATCCGGACGAACTGCTGTGAAGTCGCGCTCAAGACCACGAGTCATGTTCTGCGGCGTATAC